ACCAGCGTGAGCGTCTTTGCGAGCCCGGTGTCTCCGGGGGGCGTGGCGGCGCCCACCGTGATGGTGATGGCGTCCCACTGCGCGACATCCTCGCTGTAGGGGGCGAGGTTGGTCGCGGCCCCTTCGATCAGAATGGCGCCGCCGTCGATCCGGGGGACGTCGATGGCGTGGGCGGTCAGGTCCAGCCATGCCGCCGACGCCCGGCTGAACGCCGCCGGCGCCTGGATCGCGCCGGCCTGGAAGAGGGGCGTGATCCCGGCGGACACCGGCACGGCCGGATAGATCGTCACGGACTCGACGCTGCCCACGGCGCCACCGACGAACAGGGGTCCGGCGGTCAGACTGTCCGGCGCGGTCCAGGGGTAGACGATGGTCTCCTCACCCCCGAGGCACACGGCGCCGATGATGAGGGCGCCGGACACGCGCCCCACGGCGCGCAGGCCGGCCAGATGCGACCGGACGTTTTTCGCCGAGAGGGCGGTCCGCTCGATCTCGCCGTAGGTGGCCTCGGTCACCGGCTTGCCGTGGACGTCCACTTCAAGCCGGAACGTGTAGGGGGCGCCCCCCTCCTGGTGCCACTCAATCAGCGTCGTGTCGTAGCCGAGCGAAGCCAGGGCACGTTTGACGGCGCCCACGGTGCCCTTGACGCTATGCACGGCGTAGCTGTCCGCGATCACCCGGCGTTGCGTCGTCTCCGGCCAGGCGTCGTCCCAGGTGTCAACGCTGCACGCCCAGGCGAGCCAGGGCAGCAGGTCGGCCGGACAGGTCCAGGGGTCCCACAGGGTCCGCACCACCCCCACGGGGATGGTCCCCACGCGGGCCGACGTCTCCGCCGCCGCGCGTTCAAGCGGGGTGGCATTGGGGGGCAGAAGGTCAGCCGGCATCGCGCCCCCCGTTGATGAGGGTAACGCCGGTGCAATGGGCGGCCTGGGTTGGGCCAACGGCGATGCAGACGTCGGCCCCCGGGTCGGCCGGTGGCGGCGGAGACGTCAGAACAACGCGCGTCACCCCGGACTGTCGCAACGCCTTGAGCAGGGCCGACCGGGTGATGTCGGCCCCCAGGCGGTGCAGGTCGGTCACGGTGTCGGAGAGGGCGGCCTCGGCGGCGGCCAGGACCGGCGCGGCGGCCGGGCCGGTCTCGAAGTACAGGGTGGCCTCGACGGCGTAGGGCAGGACGGTCGCACTTTCGACCGTCACGTGATCGGTCACCGGCCGAACGTCGTCATCGTCCAGGCGGGCCGCAACCAGCTCCAGCACGCCCGCGCGCTCATAGGACACGGTCAGGGTTGCCCCGGCCGGGATCGCCCCGCCGGCGGTGCGCGTCAGGGTGGCGGTCTCGGCATCCCATCGGTAATCCGTGACGAGGGCCGCATCGGTCACCACGAGGCCGGTGATCCGCTGCCCGTCCAGAACCACGCGGTCTCCGGTCAAGGTGACCTCAAGGTCGGTGACGGTCTCGCGCGCGGTCACGGTGCCGTCTTCGGTATGGCCCAACACGGTGACCACCACCTCGCCCGGGGTCGGACTGGCCACGGACACGTCGCGGACCCGCCCGTCGGCCTCCATGGCGTGATAGCGGTAGGCCCCGGCCGGCCCGGCGGTGCTCAGGGCCTCCCACGCCAGTTGGGCGCGGGCGCGCAGGGCCGCGTCGGTCTCCATCACCGCGTCGGTGGTGTCGGTCGCCTCGGCGACGGTCAGGCGTTCGGTGCCCAGCAGAGCGGCCAAATGCGCCAGGTCGGACCCCGTGGCATAGGCCAGCAGCGCCCCCTTGGCCGCGTCATTGAAGGCGGCGGTGAGAACGACGATCCGGTAGGCGAATTGCTGCAACAGGATGAGAACCGGGTCGGATTCCGATCCCCCGTCCCAATCGGGCAGGGCCTCGGACAGGGCGGTTTTCATGTCCGCCACCAGGGCGGCCAGGGTGGCCTCGTAGTCCAGGCCCTGGATGATGGCGGGTGCGGGCAGCCCGGACAGGTTCAGGCGGGGGCTCGTGGCGGTCATGACTGCCCCTCCCCGGCCAGCACCAAGGGCACGTTGACGGACAGGGGCCGGGCGGACACGCGCAGCATCAGGTCCAGGGTCAGGCGGGCGCGGCCGTCGAACTCGGGCGCGACGGCACCCCGCAGCACGACCACGCGCGGGTCCCAGCGTTCGACGGGATCGGCGGCGGCGGCGATCAGGCGCAGGGCGCCGGCTTCGGTGCCCGGGCTGTCCACCAGGTGGAAGACGTGGGAGCCGAAGGAGCGGCGGCGCAGGCGGGACCCCACCGGGGTGGTCACGATGGTGCGCACGGACTGGGCGATGTCGGCCAGCTCGTCGGCGAGGCGGGCGCCGGATCGGCGGGAGATGGACAGGCCCATGGGTCCCTCCCCTACCCGTTCACAAAGACGTTGTGGGAGCCCGAGGCATTGGACGATCCGCAGGCGATGGAATCGCCCACGCGCGCCCACGGGCGGCCGTTCACGAACACGTCGGGCGAGCCGGTCGCCTGGACGCTGGCGTGGGTCTCCGGGATGGCGGGGCAGGTGTGCGCGGCCCACGGATCGCCCACCCGATGGGCGCCCCGGCCGTTGGCGAACACGTTGGGGCTGGCGCCCGCGTTCTCGCGCGGCGGCCAACAGCCGTGACCGGTGCAGACATCCCCCAGGCGGACGGCGGCGGGCATGGGCGGCCTCACGGGTTCAGGTCGACGCGGTCGGCGTCGATCAGGATGTGACCGTCCTCTATGAGGATCACGGACGAGCCCACGCGCAGCTCGATGCGGTCGGGGGCGACCAGGGTCTCGGCCTGACCGGTCAGGACGCGGGCCGTGCCGTCGCAGGCGCGCAGGTCCAGCCGGTGTTCGTGGGCGCCGCTGTGGTAGCGGTGCACGGTGCCGTCCTCGTAGTGGACGGCGTCCGCCTGCGGGTCCGTGTCGGGGGGCGGCAGGGCGGCGGAATAGAGGGTCTGGACGATCTGGCCGTTGGCGGGATCCCCGGACGGGGCGGCGACCATGACCGGCTGGCCCACGCGCAGCGGGCGCCAGGCTCGGAAGTTGCGCCCCACCTCGGCGGGCCAGGGCAGCCAGCCGGTGAGGCGGCCGGCGAGGCGCACGCACACCCGGGCACGGTCATGATCCACGGCCGCGATGGTGCCGGCGCGCAGCATGTTGCCGGCGCGGCGGTGCAGATCGGCGGTGTCGATGTCGTGGTCGTGGCCCATGGCGCCACGATGCCGCCGGGCCGCACCCGACGCGACCGGGTCACGGTTGGAACGACGCCGTTCCAACCGAATGAACCGGGAGGCTCAGGGGGTGAGGTGTTGGAGAAGGGCCCGCCGGATCGCGGCCTGATCTTCGGGCGCCAGCCCCAACAGAGGGCGGGCCGGATAGTCGGCGACGCGGGCTTGGCCCTCGACCACCCGGTCCTCGCCCCCGTGATGGTGCAAGGCGGCGATGCGCCCGTCCCGGCCGCGCCAGCCGATCACCACGCCGTTGCCGGTCGCCTGGATGCGCAGGCGGCGGGACTGGCGCAGGCCCCGCATCATGGCGGCGCGCTTCCGCACGGCCCTGCCCTTCTCTTGGTTCTGCTCCTTGCGGGGCTCCCACGGCGTGCCGTCGGGGGCAACTTGGCGCGCCATGCGGGCCTGATTGCGGCGGCGGACGGCGACCGCAACGTCGCGCAGCACACCGCGTAACGCGCCGGTGTTGAGGGCCTTCAGCGCCCGGTCCATCCAGGCGTCCAGATCGGCGGTGCCCGTGACCTCGGTCATCGCATGACCGGGAACAGGGCGGCCATGTCCAGGGCCTGGGCGTCGGGATCGGGCTCCCGGTCGAGCTGAACGCCAGCGTCGGTGGCCGTGGCGCGGACCGTCTCGGTCAGGTCGAGGCGGATCTCCACATCGGCGCGGTCATGGTCGATGATGTCGGCGTGGAACGAGACGGCATCGGCGGCGGCGGCCGGACTGGTGCGGTGCATCCAGTCCGTCACCCACCACAGCAGGGTGCGGGGATCGCCGGACCAGTCGGTGACGATCACGGCGGCGCGGTACGTCAGCTCCAGATGGGCGTTGCGGGTCCCCCGGTCGGCGCGGACCGAGCCGGACTCGGCGGCGGTCAACAGACGGTTCGGCGTCACCCCGAGGGGCGATGCCAGCAGGTCCGCGCGCAGGTCGGTGAGCTTCTTCAAGAGCCGTCCCCATGGCAGGCGCGCGACTGGGCCCGCAGGACGGCGCAATCAGACAACAGGGGAATCAGCGGCGAGTCCGGCGGCAGGGCCTCGACCGCGTCGGCGGCGGCGTCCAGGGTGGCGGCGTCGTACGCGGGCACCGGCGGGCAGACCGGCGGCGGCTCAGAACCGGCCGTCGCGCAGCCGACGAGCAAGGCCAGCCCGGCCACGAGGGCGATCCGCCCCCGCCGAAAGCATGCGGTCCTGGACATGGGTCGTTTCCTCCAAAGCCTCCGCCCGGTCCTGTTGCCGGGCATCATGGGCGGCGTCCCGGCGCACCCACCACAGGGCGCCAAGCACGGCGCCGGCGGCGAGGGCGTAGCGCCCCAGCCGCGCGGCCAGACCGGACAGCCAGCCCGGCATCACGCGCGTTCCATGCGGTGCTTGCGCATCATCATGGTGATGATCGCCACCACGGCCAGGCCGGCCAGGGCGGACCCGACCCACGGCGCGGCGTCGGCCAGGGCGCGCACGGCCGGGTTGGTCGCGGCGTCCAGCACGTCGGGGGCGTTCTCGGCGGCCAGGGACAGCAGCGCGCCGCCGGCGGTCACCAGCCCGGCGGTACCGGTCTTGCCCGTGCTGGTGTCCAGCAACTTGCGCGGCGCGGGCCTGGGCGGCGGCGGGGGCGGCGCCGTCATCAGCACCGGCGGCTCGATCCCGGCCAGGGCAAGGCCCCGGTCGATCACCGCATCGCTGTACGGCTGTTCGCCGTTCTCGTGTGTGATGATCGCCTCGACCAGGGCGCGCGCCACCGGGTAGGTGTGCACGTCAACCGCCGTGTCATAGGCCACGCCCAGGCGGTCGGCCACGGCCCGCACATAGGCGGCCGTGTTGTTCTCGGCCGCCGGCGCCCATCGGCCGATCATGCCGCGCACGGTGCGGATCCCGTGCCGATCCTGATAGGTGATCAACACCCGGGCAATGGCCCGGATGCCCCATTCCGGGGCCTTGAACACCGCGAACCGGGTCTCGGCCCGCTGATCCGGCGTCATGTCGGCCAGGGCGGCGCGGCCCTGCCACTTCTCGCCCCGTTCGATGTTGCCCGGGTTGTGGTTGCGGATACCCCGAGGGGCGGACGGCGGCGTCTGAGTCATGGCTTGGGTCCTCCCATCACGAGTTGCGCGCCGCCCCACAGCAGGGCGAGCGCGCCCAGGGCAATCGCGGTGATGACGCCGCCGATGGCCTTGTCGGTGTGGCGGCGCAGGAAGCCGGCAAAGCGGAGGTCGCGGCGGAACTCCTCGACCTCGGCGGGCTTTTGGACGTCCACCCCAAGCATCGCGAAAAACTCCCGGGCGGCGCTGCGGCCGACCTCGGCGGCGATGCGGTCCACCAGCTCGTCGGCATAGGGGCAGCGGTCGGCGGCACAGTCGGCGGCGGTGTTGGGGGGCGGCGTCATGGTCTCACCAAAGCGTATGGGTGGGCGTCGGCGCGGGGGTCTCGCGCGGCGGCAGGGCAACAAGGGTACCTTCGGGCAGCACGTCGCCCAGGGCGGCAAGGCCCCGATTGGCCGGGGTGTCCAGCAGGACCTCGGTCATGGCGGTCTCGCCGTAGGCGCGCCACGCGATCAGGTCCACGGTGTCGCCCTGGCGGGCGCGGGTCAGTCCGGTCCCGGCCATCGGATCGGCGCCCCCCTAAATCAGCTCGATGGTGGCGCGGGGTCGCCCCATGAGGCGGGACAGCGCCTCGTGCGCGCGGGCCAGCCACTCGTCGGCCGTGGGCTCCAGGGCGTCGGCGCGGTCATGGCCGTCCCCGGTCGAATGGAAGTCGCGGGTGGCCCGGATCACGGCGGCGCGGACACGGCATTCGATGGCGGTCCGCCAGCGCCAGACGGACAGGGGCGTGCCGTCGAGGGGACCGGTCGGCGCCACGGCGGCGAGAGTAGCGGCGCCCTCGGCCTCCCGATCCGCGCGCCAGTCCGCCAGCACGTCGGCCACGGCATCAGCGGCTTCGCGCACCAGCAGGGTGAGGCGCCCGTCCGACCATGTGCCGTCCAGGCCCGTGCGGGCCCGCAGCGCCGTCACGTCGACCGGGGGATACCAGCCGTCTGGATCGACGGCGACCAGGACCGGATCGGCGGGGGCGGCGGTATGTGGAATGACGGACACCATCGGTCACGCTCCGGGCGTCAGGGGGTTTCAGCGTCTTCCGGATCGGATTCCGCCGCCTGCGCCGCCGCCTTGCGGGCGGCGTCCAGGGCTTTGCGGGCACCAACCTTGGGGTCGTAGGCGAGGGCCCGTTCCAGGCGTTCGACGGCCAGGGCCGGGTCCGTGCCGAGGACGGCCTCGCCCAACACCCGCAGGGCCTTCGCCCGGATCGGGTCGTGCATGTCCATGTCGGACGTCAGGCGCAGGGCGTCGTCCAGATGCGGCAGGGCGGCGGGATCGTCCATGGCCACGCGGGCCAGCTCCTCCACCAGCCACGCGGCGGGCGGCCGCTCGAAGCCCTCCGGCATGGCCAGGCCGTGGCGGATGACGTAGCCGGCCAGGCGCAGCATGGTGGCATGGTCGCCCACGTCGAGCGCCCAGATCATCATGTGGACCACGACCGGATCCTGACGCCCGGTGTCGGCCTCGAGCACGCCGTCCACATAGGGCATGTAGTCGGGCATGAGCTCGCGCTTGGCTTCGGCCCGGGCGACCATGGACTGGATGCCCCGGAGCTGGTCCCGGTCGCGCTTGAGCTGGGCCAGCATGCGATCGAGCCCGGAGCCGGCCGCCGGGGCCGGACCGGCGGGCGCGGGACCGGCGGGGGACCCGGCGGCATGGGCGCGGGCCGCGTCCGCCAGGGCGAGGCTGCGCGCCCGCGCGATCTGGGCCGGGGTCGCCATCACGCCCACCCGCCGGCGCCGTCGGGCACCTGGATGTTCTCGATCAGGCAACCCGCGCCCGTGTCTTCCATCACGTAGCACTCGTTGACGCTTTGGAAGTCCTCGATCCGGTCGCGCTTGGCGTTGTCCACCACGGTGCGGCGACGGGTGCCGGTCTGCCAGTAGATGGACAGGTTCTTCGGGTTGGCCAGCAGGATGGAGCGGGTCGGGAAGAACGGGACGAACAGGGCCGTCTTGCCGCCCACGGCGCGGCCGGCCTGCATGGTCTTCAGGGCCTCGGCCTCGGTCGGCGTGCCGCTGTGGGCCTCGATCAGGCCCAGCATGCGTTCGGTGTACAGGGAGCGCCCGCAGATGGCGACGATCCCCGGATCGTCCTTGTACCAGTCCTCAAGGTAGCTGTTGACGGCGTCGAAGATCAGGCCGTCGAGGGTCTTGTAGTCCGCCCCCGCCTGATCGCCCACCTTGGGACCAGCGAAGACGCGCGCCGGATCGACCGTGCGCAGGTATTCCAGCCAGCCGATGTTGACGTCCTGCAGCAGCGGGTTGGCCGTGCTGTCCGTGTTGGCGGCGGCACTGGTACCGTTCCAGCCGATCATCAGCCGGTCCCGCGCGATCTGTTCCACCACCTTGTTGCGCACCCGGGTCTGGAAGTCCCGGAACTTGGCCCAGGCGTCCAGGGTCGCATACCGGATATGGGTGTCGAAGTTGGTCTGGCGGCACAGGTACTCCCGACCGGTCAGGTCATGGACGTCGCGGGGCTGGCGGTCGGCGGCGGTCGTGTCGGTGCGGCTGGCCACCGGGCCGGAGGTGCCCAGACCCAGCACCTGGCCCGACTGCTGGGACACGCCGATGACGTTGACGCGGCCCAGGAAGTCGGCCGTCTGCTGGATGCGGTTTTCCAGGGTCTGTTCGACGGTGGGCTCGACGGCGAAGGACTCGGTGACGGACGTCACGCCGTTGAGCTGCGCAAGCTGAGCGCAGTACGTGGTGAACGCGAGGCGAGTGGCGCGATCCATGGTCAGCAGTCCGTGGCGTGGGTGGTCGAGGTGCCGCCGGCCGACAGGGGCCGGCCGGCAAGGGCGGGGGTGTGGCTGAGGGCTTCGACGAGCTGGTCGAGCCGCGCGCCAAGGGCCGCGATGGGGGCGGTGACCGGGTCAGACTCGGGGGCGGCGGGCTGCGCCGGAGCACCGGCCGAAGCCGGAGACGACGCGCCCGCCGCCGTCGCCGGCGGCTGCGTGGGGGGGACGGCAGCCGGGGCCGGCGAGTGGGAGGCGAAGGCCGTGAGGCTGCCCACGGCCCCCGCCAGTTCGATCAGGGCGGATTCCATGCCGGTCAGGCGGGCGTCGGTCTTGCGCCCCTCGCCGCTGAGAAGCTGGCGGATGCGGTCCATGAAGCCGGGGTCCGCCCCGTCTTCGGCCGAGGGACCGGGCAACGGGCCGGCCAGTTCCAAGGCCTCGCTGAACAGGTGGTCGCGCATAGGCTCCGGCAGGGTGCCGGCGGTCGCACTCAGCTTGATGAGTTCGGTCCCCAGCGAGGCCGGGGTGTCGGTCACGGACAGGCCGACCATGTACGCCTTGCCGGTGCCCGCCATGTTGGGCGCCATCTCGATGGACCAGTAGGACTTGTCCCGGTTCTGGGCCAGGGTCACGAGGCGGTCAGTGGCGTCCACCTGGGCCAGGAGCACGCGGGCCCCGGTGGCGGCGTCCGTCTCCGCCCGCAGGGCCAGAACGTCCCCCAGGGCCGACAGCGGGGACTCCGGCACGATGGAGCGCAGGTGTTCGACGAACACCCGGGCGCCGTAGGTGCGCGGGTTGTAGGTCTCCGCCATTTCGTCGATCTGTTGGGGCGTGATCTCCCGCCCGTCGATGGTCCTGCCCGACTGGCAGACCTTGAACCACTTGGTGCGCACGCGCTCTCTCCGTTTTGGATACGGGCTCGCTTTCGGGCAGCGTGCGCGGAGGGGTTTGCTCGAAGCCAGAGGCTCGCGGTTGGAACGACGCCGTTCCAACCCATTGGGGCGTGCGTTGCGGCGTTCGGCGCGGCCCCATGGGCGCCATGACGTCCGACACTGGAACAGCCCGCACCGACGCCCGCGCCCTGTATTGGCAGGGGTATTCCGTCGCCGACATCGCCCGGCGGCTGGGGATCGCCTATGGCACGGTGGACAGCTGGAAGCGCCGCGACACATGGGACGAGGCGCCGCGCGCGGCCCGGATCGAGGACGCGGCCGAACGCCGGCTGGCCGTGCTGATCGCCAAGCCGGACAAGACCGAGCGCGAGCTGGACGAGATGGAGCGCCTGGGCCGCCTGATCGAACGCACCGCGCGCGTGCAACGCTATGAGACGACGGGGCGCGAGTCCGACCTCAACCCCGCAATCCAGAACCGCGCCGAAGGGCGGCGGAAGGCGAAGGTCGCCAAGAACACCCTGACCGAGGATCAGGTCGCCGCGTTGCGCGCGGACTTCCACGCCCACCTGTTCGCCTATCAGCGCACTTGGTGGGACGCCAAGGATCAGCACAAGCGGCGCAACATCCTGAAGTCCCGCCAGATCGGCGCCACCTGGTACTTCGCCCGCGAGGCCGTGTTGGACGCCCTGGAGACCGGGGACAACCAGATCTTTCTGTCCGCCTCCAAGGCCCAGGCGCATGTGTTCAAGAGCTACATCGTCGCCTGGATCAAGGACGTCACCGGGGTGGAGTTGCAGGGCTCGCCCATCAAGCTGGGCAACGGGGCCGAACTGTACTTCCTGGGCACGAACACCAAGACCGCGCAGAGCTACCACGGCCACGTCTACCTCGACGAATACGCCTGGATCGGCAAGCTGGCCGAGTTCAAGAAGGTCGCGTCGGGCATGGCGACCCATAAGAAGTGGCGCCTGACCTACTTCTCGACGCCGTCCACCATCGGCCACGACGCGGCCAGCTTCTGGGACGGGCGGGAGTTCAACCGCGACCGGCCGCGCGAGGATCAAGCCGCGTTCACCCTGGCGCACGAGGTCCTGAAGGACGGCCATGTCGGGCCGGACGGCGTGTGGCGCCACATGGTCACCATCGAGGACGCCGCCGCGCAGGGCTGCGACCTGTTCGACATTGCGGACCTGCGCAAGTCGTACAACGAGCGCGACTTCGCCAACCTGTTCCTGTGCCAGTGGGTCGACGATGCGGCGTCGTTCTTCACCTTCGCCGAGCTGCAAAAATGTTCGATCGATGCCTGGGACGCTTGGCCGGACATCCCGGACGGGCCGAACCGCCATAGCATCGGGCCGGTGTGGATCGGCTATGACCCGTCGCGCAGCCGCGACGATGCGTCGGTGGCCGTCATCGCCCCGCCGAAGACCGAGGGCGGGGCCTATCGCGTGGTCGAACGCCTGACGTTCTCCGGCGTCGACTTCCACGCCCAGGCCCAGGCCATCCGCGAGCTGACCACGCGCTACCGGGTGGAGCGCATCGCCGTGGACGTCTCCGGCCTCGGCCAGGGCGTCTATGAGATGGTGCGCGACTTCTGGCCCGCCGTCGTGGCGATCACCTATTCGGTCGAGGTCAAGGCCCGCATGGTGCTGAAGGCCAAGCACCTGATCAGCCGCCGCCGCGTGGAGTGGGACGCGGGCCAGACCGACATCCCCCTCGCCTTCCTGGCCATCCGCCAGACCATGACCGCGACCGGCCGCCAGATGACGTTCCAGGCCAGCCGATCCGACACCACCGGGCACGCCGACGTGGCCTGGGCGATCATGCACGCCCTGGACCGTGTCGAGTTCAGCGGCCTGGACGACACAGACGACGGCCACTCAAGCGGCCGGCGCGGCTTTGTGGAGATCTTCTGAGATGACCGACCAGACCCAGCCCGAGACCGAGACCGCCACCCCCGCGCCGCATGTCGAGGCCTTCACCTTCGGCGACCCCGAGCCCGTGTTGGAGCGCGGCGAGATCCTGGGATACTTCGAGTCCGCCTGGAACGGCCGCTATTACGATCCGCCGATCAGCTTCGACGGCCTGGTGCGGGCGCTGAAGTCGAACCCGCACCACGAAAGCGCCGTGGGCCTGAAGGTGCAGATGCTGGCCAGCCTGTACCGGCCGCACCCCCTGCTGTCCCGCAACGCCATGACCCGGATCCTGCAGGACCGCATCGTGCTGGGGAACGCCTGGGTGCAGCGGGTGGACAACATGCTGGGCCGGCCCATGGCGCTGAAACCGACGCTGGGCCGGTTCACCCGCGTCAAGCGGGACGGCGGTGCCCTCATGCTGATCGACGGCCAGGAGGTGGAGTTGGGCGGTGACGTCCTGCATATCCAGCAGCCGGACCCGAGCCAGGAGATCTACGGCCGCCCGTCCTATGAGGCGTGCCTTCAGAGCGCGTTGCTCAACGAGGCCGCGACCCTGTTCCGCCGCAAGTACTACGTCAACGGCAGCCACGCCGGGTTCATCCTGTACATGACCGACCCGGCGCAGGATCAGCGGGACATTGATGCCCTGCGCACCGCCCTGAAAGAGAGCAAGGGGCCGGGCAACTTCCGGAACCTGTTCATGTATGCGCCCAACGGCAAGGGCGATGGGATCAAGATCATCCCCATCGCCGAGGTGACGGCCAAGGACGAGTTCCTGCAGATGAAGACGGTGACCCGCGACGACGTGCTGGCCGCGCACCGAGTCCCCCCGCACCTGCTGGGCATCGTGCCGCAGAACGCCGGCGGCTTCGGCGACGTCTCCAAGGCCGCCCCCGTGTTCTGGTACCTCGAACTCCGCCCCTTGGCGATGGAGATTGAATCAGCTATCAACGTTTGGATAGGAGACGAGGTGGTGGGGTTCGAGGAGTTTGGGATTCCGGACGCGGACGGAGGGTAAGGCAAGTTCTTCTAGCAGGCTTGGGAAGCCGCCTTTCATGACACTGCCGCAGGCAGGCAAACTTTTTGACGAATCCAAGATCGAACCGAGCTATGCATGTTGTTGCGCATTGTCACGGTTACAGCGAAGAAAGGCTAGGATTACACTTTTTCAGGATGCCTCCAATCGGTTCGGCTATACTGAATAAACACTTGGATAACACCCCCAAGGGATACAATTATGAAGACTAACTATCAAGAGCTTCCAAATGATGTGCGTAGTGTGTTTGAGGTCCTCCTTGAAGGCTGGCAGGCGCACAATTTCAACATTATACAAAAGATAAATGGTGGAAAATCCGGAGCATACATCTACGTTGTGGACATAGAATGTAATAAATTGAACGGTCGTGGAATACTCAAAATCGTCCCACCAACCGCGGGCAATGAGTGCGGAGAGATAGAATCCGCAAAAAACGTAACCCTGTTTAATCAAAATTTCGCTCAACAATATTTCCCAACACTCATCGGGCATGATACAATCGATGATATACTATTCTTATTATACCAAATTGCGGCGGGTAGCCTCCATTTTTGTGAACCTTTAAAAGACATCTGTCATCTTTCAGCCCTGCATAAGGTGTCCAATAATATAGATCGCCTACTATTCGATCTGTGGCCAAAACACTCGCCTTTTGGTGACGCGCCAATAACTAAGAAAAAGACATCAAGTGAACTCCTTGGTGAATGGCTGGGTTACCGCGCCACCCCAGAAAAAAGCCGTGTACCAGAGGTGTTAAGCGCTCGCAACATTGATGCAAATGCTTCCTCGTTCCTTTTGGAAGGGATTTGGATGCCGAACCCTTGGTGCTTCATAACATGCGACGAAAAAATTCCAGACCTCAAAGTTCATTACGGTCCTTGTCACGGTGATTTTCATGGAGGCAATATTCTTATTGAACGCCGCGGCCAAAGCTTCAACACAGAAAAAATAACTATCATTGATTATGATAATTTCTCTGAAGAAAAACCATTTTTCTTCGACCACTTTTATTTATTTTTTGACCGTTTAATCAGAGAGGCAGGAACACTGCCCGATAAGGAATGGTGTGATTTGGTCACTTATCTGCTCGGCGGCGACACCCAGCCGCAAGTTAATATTTTGGCACAGGCGAACTTTTTGAAGGACTGGATCTCTCGCATTGTTGATCGTTGCAATAACTGTGTTGGTACGGCTGAACCGCTTCAATTTCAGATGTATCTTGCTGCTTTAGCTGTTGGGTTGACTTTTGCGCATCGTAATATTGACGAAAGAAAAAGAGATTTAGCTTTTTTGTTTTCTTCATGCTCTTTAAAGTGCTTATTGCAAATTTCTGACAAAGAACGTGATTGGCCGAAAACAAATCTAAAGTCCTGGGAAGGGACTGCTTTTGACGGAAATGACGCTGCGGACCACGGTAACCTTCGCGCATTCTGGACAACATGTGGGTCTTTCGACGAAACCTCTGATGTGTACATTCTTATCACAGGAGCGTGCAATGATATTGCAGCAAAAGCGATTGCGCGACTACCTATTCTACTAGTGATTGACGTTGCGGATGTCGACGGACCGTACCATCATAAAAAAATATTCCAGGATGCCGCAGCATCCGGCCACAACTGGCATACACTGACGTCAGACAGTCAGGTTTCAATCGGTTTTCGAGATGGTGGGAAAGCAATTATTCGCCTCAAACCCAATTTCGAGGAGCTTTCTAATTTATATTGGCGAAGAAATATAAAAAAGTTAGTCGTAAATCAGCTCGAAAATATAGCGGCTGCAAACCGTTATAAGCAGTTTATTGTTCTTCTCTCACCGACAGTCGAACATTGGGATGTCTACAAAAGCGTTGTCGAAACTCTAGATGAAGTGCTTTCCGAGGCGATTGCGAAGTTTGTTGCGCTTGCACAAACAAACTCCGGACGGGACGGCCAGTTAAGAGAATTGGAAAAGCTGGAAATAACCGTAATTAAAGCCAATGGAGGCCTGTCCACGCTCGCGTTGGCGACTACCTTGATGCGGGGCGAACATGATTTCGACGATGAAAGGATACGGATTCCTATAGCGAAGGAAAGAGGTGGCCAGGATGATACCCAATTAGAAATCAGTACCGAAGACGCTTCACAATTTCTTGAAGATTTTGATGTCCTTCACGATGGGATGGGCGCGGAAAGATTCATTGAGGGAGATTTTGAAAACTTTGTTCGCGGGCATGAAATTTCCTGGCACGGCGTACGCAAAGGCCAGGCGGTGGAGCGTGATCATGTGACAATTTTAAAGCGCAAGGTCAGAGAAAATATCGTGGCCGAACATTGCCGAATTTTGCACGTTTGGCACCCGCCGGGCGCCGGAGGAACAACTCTGGGGAGAGTAGTCGCGTGGAGCTTCCGAAATAAGTACCCGACTATTTCCGTCAAGCGTTGGAGCCGCCATTTGCCAACGAGGATACACCTTTTAAGCACTTACTCAAATATGCCAGTTCTTATATTGTTGGACGGTCGGATCTCCTCGTCGGGCGAAGTACGCGAGCTGCAGAAAATACTATCTAGCCAACATATTAAGGCACTTCTTCTGTACGTGCGACGCAAATCATCAAACACAGAAGTGACAGGGCCTGATTTATTAATTGAAGAGCAATTATCAGCTTATGAAACCGAAGATTTTTTTGAGATGTATTCACATTTTTGCGATCAGAGCGCTCGCGACACGCTGCGAAATCTAATTGACTCTGGAAACTACCGTTATCGAACACCCTTCGTATTTGGTGTTACCGTTTTTGGCGGGGGGTATAGTCCGATCAAAGACCGTGTCAAAGAAGTTTTTGATGAAGGAAATGCGCGACTTAAGAAGTTGCTTATAATTCTTTCAATAGTAGCGAAATTTTCAGAGGTTAAATGTCCGATTGCGGTTGGAAAATCTATATTGGGCTTAAATAACCGCAATAGGATTCGGTTGCGCGAAGAAATAGATAGCGTCGGAAGCTCACTTTTAGACATGGATAATCGTGATATGTGGGTACTCCACCCCGTCATTGCTGATGAGATACTCGAAAAAGCATTTAGCGTTATAAACGTTCAATTGGATGATCGTTGGCTTAGCTTCCTGCCAGATTACCTCTTGTCTTTGATTGATGCGACAAGTGATGCGGAGTCTATTCCCGACGAATTTAATAATTTTATGCAAGAATTATTTATTCAGCGTGATTTCGATAGTAGCAACCAATTCTCGCAACTTGTAGAACGAATGGACGTTGAGAATGGTAGAAAAATACTGGAACGCCTGACTCAAAAGTTTCCGCGCCAGGCGCATTTTTTCCACCATTTGGCTCGCTTTAAAAATCGGAAACTTCACCTTACAATGCGAGAATGCCTTGACGACATCAATATTGCAATTGATCTGGATTCCTGCAACGCGTTGCACTATCACGGTTTAGGACTGATCTATCGCAGCGAAGTTTATAATATTTGTGAGCAGCTTAGGGACACAGATGTCGCCGCGTATTCTGTGATCATGTCCTATTTTCAGGAACTGAAGAATAACCATAAGAGCGCAGAAGAAGCATTTAATGTGGCGCGTAGCCTGGATATTGGAAATGAATATGCTTTTGTCAGCGATATTCAAATGAAAACGCGTATAGTGGAAGCTTTTGTTTCCACAACTACAGGAAATAATTTCGCTGTTTTTCTTCGGTCTGACGAACCATACGTAAAGTGGTGCTCCGATCTTTTGTGTGCGTCTAAGGATCTGATGATGCAGCTTGATCGGGTTCAAATTGGACTACACAGCGATATGCGGGATCAGTGTGATATGAAACTGAGAGAGGTAGCAGGCGATACCACTGTTGTCATCGCGGGATACGAAAATCTTTTAAGGTCGCGGAAAAAATCGGACGTGGCATGGATCCGGCGTGGACTTGCCCACGCGTTGATCGCCAAATCGAATCGGATCGTAGAGCAGGACGCGGTTCGGATTTACCAACTTTTTGAAGAAAATATTTCCAATGATCCTGCAGGAAATGTGACCGATATACGACACTGGTTCGCGGCCTATCGCGAGCTTCGGCGTTTTTCTCTCGATAGCGCAATGCAACGGATTGAACAGTGGGCAACAGCAACTGGTGACATCGAGGCCTACTTCTATAGATATATTCTCAAATTTGTTGCATTCTACCAGCGGCGCATAACCGAAGTATCGGTCGTAAAAGAAGCAATTGAAAATTCGCGATCTCGTTTTCCAGAAAACTTCCGTTCTTTTGTGTACGAGTGGTGGGTTGGGCAACCTGACCATCTTCCCGTGATGAGTACTCGAGCATTGGGTGAATCTCGCCCTGGTCAGAATTTTAATCGCGTGGCAGCGCCCAACGCGGTGCTTGAGGGGCATGTTGCATCCATTGAAAGACCTCAACTGGGTTATATTGATTTCCGGGGCATACGCATCACTTGCACACCGGGTACTATGTTGTTGGAGGGGCGGGACGAGGGCAAGCCCGTCAGGTTCAAGCTGGGCTTTCGGTACGACGGCCCTTACGCGTGGGACCCTGAGCTCATCGATTAAAACGAGAGCGATGTTGTTGCGATAAACCTTGTAATTTCCCGCACGTTCGTTTCAGCCGCCCACCGACATAGCCGGTTCCAGGGTGCCAACGGGGTAGACCGCGATTGGGCTGGGGCGCCTCCGACAACACTCCGCCACCGGCGAGTCGGGCCACAACCTCGCCCAACATGCGCCGGCCCATGGGCGCCAAGTCGCGGCGCCACAGGCTCGCCGGGGTGTCATCGGCGCGCACGAAACACCAATCCTGGGCCACGATGGGGCCGGTGTCGAACCCGTCATCCATGCGGTAGACGGTACCGCCGGTGACCGGATCTCCGTTGTGGATCGTCCACCACACCGCGTCCCGGCCCCGATGCAGCGGCAACAGGCTGGGGTGGTAGCCGATCACCCCATAACGAGCCGCCGCGCGCGCCTCCGCCGGCAGGAACACATGGCAGTGCGCGGCCACCGCCAAGTCACAGGGCGGGATCGCGGTTCCTTCCAAGCGACGGCCGGGGCCGTGCAGGCTCAAAGGCAGCCCCAGGGAGCGGGCGGCGTCCGCCAACCGGTCTTCCGCGTTTGGTGCGATGATGTGCAGGTCATGCCCCGCCGACGCAAGGTCGGCGGCGACGGTGGCGGCCAGCCACTTCTGGCCGATCACAACGATCTTCATGATGCCCCCAGATACCGGAACCCCTGAACGGCGCGCAGGTGCCCGCCGTAGCCGGTTCCGTGGCCCGACTTGCCAAGGCTCGCAGCCGACCGGCCCTTGTGGGCGCCGGTCAGGGTCGCGGAGACCTGCGTCCAGGCGGGATGCTTGCGAAGGGCGGCGGCAAGGCCGGGGTGGGAGGTGTGGAACAGGGTCCGCAAGGGACGGCGGAAGGGATTGTTCCCCTCTGCCCAGACGGCGCACACCGCGTTCAGGAAGGCCGTGCCGACCCCGATCCCCTGCCACTCGGGCATGACCACCAACCGGCAGGCCCGGGCCTCCACAACGCCGGGCTGGGTCGTGACGCCCAGATGCGCGAGCGGGGCACCGTTGACCGTGCCGACGTAGCACCGGGCGGCGATCATGTTCGGCAGCTTCAGATAATGATGCGGCTCGAAAAGCGGCCAGTTGGCCCAGCCGGTTTCCACGATCTCAAGGGGGAGTGGCGGTCGCCGTCGGCCCCTCCCCACGGTCACCGCGCCGGTGGCCGTGTCACAGCTCCAATCCGGATCCAGCCAATCCAGGATGTCGTCGTGCGGGGTCAACAGGATCAGGCGGCCCTCGGGCACCGACCGGCGCCACGCCTTGGCGAAAGCGGCGGCGCCGACGCGGGCAATCTGGCGGTCGAGGACGCTGGTGAACTCGTCCACGATCACCGGGCGGTCGGGCCGCGACAGGACCAGGCGCGCCATGTCGGCCCGGAAGCGTTCGCCGTTCGACAGCACGTCATGGGGCCGCAGCCAGGCCGGGACGGAGCCCAGCCCGACGGCGGTCAGGACCTGGGTCACGCGGTCGAACGGAAGGTCAGGCCCCAGGGCTTCGATCAGCGGCGTTCCAGCCGGCCAGTCCGGCGCCCAAAAGGTGGCGCCGATGCGGTCCACCAGGGCGCGGCCCAGGGTGGTCTTGCCGGACCCGGACGGGCCGTGGATGACGCCGATCCCGGTCCAGGTGTCCGGCAGGTCGACCGCAAGGGAGAAGCCCTCGGCCTCCCCCTCGCAGTTGAACAGGGACCGCACGCGGGCGGCCCGATAGCCCGGGCCGGCGGTCGGCCCCTTCTCAATGGTGATCCTCATACGGCCACCACCCGGAGCCGCAGCCCCATGGCCTGGAGGGTCTCGTAGGTGGCGCGCTGGTGGTCTTCGTCATCGCAGACGACGATGACCGCCCACTGGGGGCGATAGGTGAAGCCGTTGCGGCCCGGCGGGGGTTTGGGTGCCATCGGGGGGCGTGTCCGTGTGCGGTGCTCCCGGGCGCCCGGATGGGGGGCTCGACCGGCACGGAGTCGCGGCCCTCCAAACGTTGATGACCCCGCAGCGGGGGCATTTGATGCTGATCAGCCCGGCGCTCAGGTCCTGGATTTCCCCAAGCTTTTTGCGGCAGGCGTGGCAGCGGATTGACTCCGGAAGCATGGTCGGTCCCCTTTCGTCGTCTCGCGCGTGCGTGCGAGGGCGGGCCGCGCTTCATGGCGGCCGATATGGACGTGGGGGAGTTGCTGCTCCCGGCTTGGGGCGTTGCTGCGCCCCGGCCCCCGCCGACGCGGCGGCGAGGCCACGGCCATCCTTCCCACCACCCGTATCCCGCACCACCCCGACGCGGTTGGAACGACGCCGTTCCAACCCAAAGCCCGCCGGCCCCGCCGCCGGCCGCCGCCACTCCCCCGTCTGTCGTGCGCGGGGGGGAGCGGACGACACAAAAACGGCCGCCGATCTTTGCAGCGCCGAGACGGCCGGAAGCCGCGCAAGCCTTGGGCGTTTCGTGGTAGGATGGCGGCGGTCGATCTCTGCAAATCTCTGCATGCTTCGGCCTTGGGGCGGGACCCCGTCTTCACCCCCAATCTTTGGGGTACCTGCGGAAAAGAGTAACCTTGGTCATATGGCGGCGAATTGCCCGCCAACCCCCTGATTTACCGCGATAAAAATATTACTGCGGCCGGGTTAGGTCGAGTAACATAAAGAGTAATGTTTTCAGAATGCTTTGATAATACACGATTTTTTGACCGGCGCATATGACCCTTTAAAACAGTAATGACATTACCTTTCCATTCCTCAATTGTTACCGTTCGCTTGATCCGGAAACGCCGTTCATCTTCAACGCCCTATCCCTGTTTTTCGTAACCGGGGCAGAAGTGCGGGCGGTCAGGCTTGGCAGCGCGCTGTGACGAGTTCGGCGAGGTTCGGCACGGGGGAGGCGACAGGGGCGCCGAGG